GATGGGCGCAAGGTCAGTACATAGTACAAAATCCTTCTAAATATGTAGGACGAGGAGTTCCTCGTTATAGATCTGGGTGGGAACACAGCTTCATGCGTTTTTGCGACACCAACGACAATGTGTTGCAATGGGCCAGCGAAAGCATTGCTATACCTTACATGAATCCAGTAACAGGCAAGAAAAGTAACTATGTTCCTGACTTCCTGATCACTTATCGCCAAAAGGATAACACTGTTCGAGCTGAGCTAATTGAAATTAAACCCAAAAAGCAAAGTGTTATTGAAAGCAAAATGAGCAGTCGTGATCGTGCTGTAGTAGCAGTTAACTACGCCAAATGGGGAGCCGCCCAGAAGTGGTGCGCCCGCCAAGGACTTACTTTTAGAGTAATCACAGAAAACGATATGTTTTCCAACGGTCGCAACTGATCCATAAATATCCGCATGACGCGGAAACTAGAAGAACTTTTTGACTTACCATCTTCGGTTGAAATTGAAACTGAAGATGAAATCCCTACCATTGAAGAAACACGAGCTCAATTGGTTGTGATAGATGAGGCCATTAACAAGATTGACTCGGCACTGCCAGCTGTTAAAGATTTAAGTGCCAGCGATACTGAGATGGACGAACTGGCAGACTTGGCCAAAGACAGCTATAAAGATCTCATGGATCTTGGCATGCAAGTTGACTCACGGTTTGCTAGCGAGATATTCAATGTAGCGGGCACTATGCTAGGCCATGCTATCACTGCTAAAACCGCTAAAATGAACAAGAAACTCAAGGTTATTGATCTACAGTTGAAGAAAATGCGACTGGATCAACAAACTCCGGCTGACGAACAGATAGCTACAGCACAAGGTCAAGTGTTGAATCGAAACGATTTATTGGAACGTTTACTTAAAGGTAAAGACCAAAATAACGGAAAAGTATAAATATACAATAGGATACTGACATGAAACCATTTGCAAAATATCTATTAGAAAGTGACCGCACTTATGCGTATCGCATCAAAGTAGTGGGCGATATACCCAAGGACTTCTTCAAACAATTTGAAGAAAAACTCAGCCAATTTGACATTGCCAAAATGTCAACTCCAAAGAGTACTCCAGTCCGTGCTGTGATCCCTGACTTTCCTGCTTTCCCTAACCAATCTGTAACACGAGTGGATGTAGAGTTTAAGTACCCTGCAATTGAACCACAGATCAAACAGATTGCTAGATTGTTGGGACTAGATGAAAATCGTATTGTGATGATGACCACACCATACGAAGAAAGTCTAGACACTGAGTCAGTCAAGATTACAGACCAAAACAAAGACTTGTTGGATGATCCAGATTATCCTGCAGATGACAAATTGCAAAAGAATCTCAAGAAAGACTATTCGGCAGAACCACACAACCACGTGGTACTGAAGAATGCCTATCGTTCAAACTTTTCTGTAGCCGGTGGTAAGACTCCGCCTGCTAAAACCTCTAATGATTTGCCAATGGGAACCAAGAGCCCAATGACCAATATAAAGAGACCACCCAAGCCTGCTACTGGCGCAAAAACAAGAGGATAATACAATGACATTTTTCTATGACTTAAACAAACGCCTGGCCGCTGTTAATGACAAGCCAGAAACAACACAACTCAATGAGCGCGACATGGGCAAGCACAACAATGCTACAACCGGTTTCAAAGCACTGGCTGCAAAGACCAATGACAAGATTGCTGGAGCACAATTTCAGAAGATGAAAAAAGCTGGACAGTTAGAAGGTGCTTATCAAGCTGGTCCAGACAAGAGTCAGATCCCTGCTGTGAATCGTCCAGGCAACAAAGTTACATTGCAAGACCTTGACAAGGAACGCACACAGAGCCCAACAAGTCCAGAAGGCTTGAAACGTGCTCAGCAACAGTTGGGCAAACAAAGTCCCATCAAAGAAAAAATGAATCCTGCCAAGCAAAAATCATTTGCGGCCCTGGCTCCTCCAAAAGACAAAATTACTTTTGCTGACAAGATTGCTGGCGCCAAGAAAGAAGTCGACGAGATGCTCGGTGATGTGGCTGCCGAAGCAATGAAGTCAGCACTCAGTGGCGGTCAAAAGAAACTAGACAAAAACGACAACGGCAAACTAGATGCCAACGACTTTGCTATGTTACGCAAAGGTGGTAAAAAACCCACACAAGAAGCAAATGACGACAATGCGTTTACTGCACACAAGCGACCACGTGATCACACACCCAAAGTTGGTGATGTAGAACATGGATCCAAACACGACATTGAACACACTGCCACAGGCCGTAAAGTAACACGTCGCACTGATGACCAAGGTATCTCTGTTGGTTCAGAAACTGACGACGAAGGTAATGCACAAGAAAAACGCAGTCGTGGTCGTCCAAAGGGTCCTGCTAAGGGCACAGAACGTGTGACTAGCAAAGCTACCAAGCACAAAGGCGAGCGCGAGAAAAAAGGATCCGCTGGATCAGTTTCTGATTCTGGAAAAGAATTGCAAGGATTCATGATTGGTAACAAGCCAAAAAATAATCCAGGCAAAGTAAGTGTTAGAAACAAAATGAAAGAAGGCGATGCTGATCCAACAGACAACGATTCTGGTGATTTAAAAGCAGCCATGGCGTTGTTGAAGAAAGCTGGTTACAAGGTTTCTAAATCTGAAGAAAAAGAAAGCACTGCTGATCGTGACGACCATGCAGAACAAGCTGGCAAGAAATTTACAAAAGACGTTGAGGCTGTAGAAAAGAAGCCTAAGAAGAAAGAAAAAACCGAAGAAGCAGGCGGAACAGGAACTCCTACCGCAAGCAGTGGCTTTGGCTACGGCAAAGGCATTTACGATAGTTTAAATCGCGATGTCGAAAACGCCATTAACGAATCAATGCAACAACTGTCAGAGTCAATGAGTGTTAACATGAGTGACTCGTCTGAAGGCGGTAAGAGCCTGACTATCACTGCCACTGACGAAGATGCATTAAAGCTAGCAACATTGTTGAAGTCAGCAGGCCTAGGCGGCGGAGACGCACACGGGCATGACGAAGGTTGTTCATCATGTGGTCAATCACCATGTGGCTGCGAAGGCGAAGTAGAGATCGACGAAGTGTCAATGAATGAGCCAGACTATCCTACTAACACAGAAACAGGTAGTTCAATGCAGTACAGTGGCGGTCTTGATGGTCCTAAGTCAACTGGACAATCAACGTTGACAGGCGGTGGCATACCAAATCTGGATGCAGATCGCCAAGACAGTTATGCTGAAGCAGAAGAAGATGCTATCAAACGCATGATGGAAATGGCCGGAATCAAAGAAGCCAAGAAGCCTGACTTCCCAGACATTGACAACGATGGCGACAAGAAAGAAACCATTGAGAAAGCTCTTCAAGACAAAGAAGAAAAGAAAGTAGACGAAGGCATCTTGGCCTCTACTCGTGCTTTATGGAAAAAATACCAGGATTAATATTATGAAACTTTATACAGAAGTAGCAAATGAATTGGCCAATCGCCAAGCAAATGCATACACACCGCCTGCTATTCCACAAGTCAAACAGACTGCTGTAGAAATTCCCGGAGTGATGTATCAGGCACGTGAGTTGTTCCAACCAGTGGTCAGTCAACCTAACCAGGATACAAAATAATGGCCAATGTATACACCACACTTTCTAACACAACAGTCTACACAGACAAGTTGCAAATTTCTACTGGTAATACTGCTGTGACGTGTCAAGTGTATGCTGTGGCCCTGGGTACAGCCAATGCTGTTGGCAACTTGTATTCTGCAGCCATTAACATTCCTGCCAACACAGTATTTGAAACATATTCGGGTGCAGGTAACAAGGTTACTATTGCAGGGTCAAATTGGACAGCACTAGAACTAGGCACAGCAAGTTCCGCTACCGCAGGCGTAATAGGTGCAGGTAGCTGATGAGAGCAAATGAGTTTATCCAAGAGTCAAGAGGTAAAATTACTCAACGCCAACAGAACTCCACTGTTGGCTTAAATTTATTTTTTGACCCATCACGCACTGACAGCACATACACGCTAAATCGTGTGATGATGGCAGTGGCATCTACTGACGGAACATTTGTTCCTGATCTTGATGGCGAATCCTGGATAGGCAAAGATCGTAGTGCTCACCCTTACACCGAAGAAGAACAACAAATGTTGATCAAAGGTTACAAGGCAGCTGGCGCCGAGTACAAAGATCTAAACAAAGGCGATCTAAAAAGTGAAGAACATCCAGCGGTGAATACCACTAGCCCGATGCAATCATTTAAAGGCTACCCAAGATGAGAGCCCGTGAGTTCCTGGGCGAACAAAAGTTGCCTCCTGAGCAAGCAGACCCAATGAATCATGTGTTTATATTACCTGGTGTACAATCTAGTGATCCGTACCAGATATATCGACTAGGTGTAGCAATGGCCCGAGCACGTAGTGATGCTGGCACAGACAAAATACCTAACATGCCGCCCTGGGCCGCAGAAGCGGCATTTGGAGAAGATGCAGTGATTGGTGGATTTAATGGCAGTGTTGGACCAATAATTGATCAAGCATTAAAAATGTCTGGCTTGCCTGCTAAAAAAGTACAGGTAAGCACACCAAATAGCTTAGAACCTAATTTAGTAAATCGCAAAAGTCCAGTTACCCCTTTCAAAGGCTACCCACGTTAAATCTGGGTAACTAAATATCTAATGAAACAAATCTTAATTGCGCTGTTGCTAGCAGCCTCTAATCTAGCGCATGCATGGGAACAACGCCCGCCTCTTCCACCACAAGCATGTCAAGTACACATCCCTTATGGCTTTGCACAAACGCAAAGACCCACACAACCCATTTGTCGTGAAGCATACTTTGTGGCATACGATGCTCCTGTAAAGATTCCCGCTTACGTTGCGTATACGCTAACTCCTCCTAACGCCTTGGGATGCTGGCCAAGAACAAAT